AAGTGATTTCCAATAAAGGAAACCGCCCCTGCTGACAACAGAGGCGGAATCATAGAAGCTATACAGTGTCGAGGAAACGATATAGTATTCCCTAGACAAGAGTATTATATCACATTTCCTCGGCACCTGCATAGGTGTATTTTTTATACCCATTTTTGTGCGACGTCGCACATATACTTAGGAAGGTGATATGATGACGAACAAAATTATCCGCTGCGCTCTCTACATCCGTGTCAGCACCGCTGAGCAGTGTATGCACGGTAAGTCACTGGAAGCGCAGGAGTCCTACCTGCAGCAGTATGCTTCTGATCACAACATGATCGTGGTCGGAGTCTACGCTGACGAGGGCAAAACTGCTCGTAAAGAGCTCAAAAAACGTAAGGCTATACATTCTCTGCTTGAGGATGTAAAAGCCGGGAAAATTGATGTTATCCTGTTCTGGAGGCTTGATAGATGGTTCCGTAATCTTTCTGATTTTTACAAAGTGCAGGATATCTTGGACGAATACGGGGTGCGCTGGATGTCTGCCAGTGAACCGGGCATCAACATGGAGACGCGTGACGGCAGACTGCAGCTAAATGTCGTCCTGTCCATCGGCCAGAATGAAGTGGACACCACCAGCGAACGCATCAAGTTTGTGAATGAAGCTTCGATCAGGCAGGGTAAGCTGATCTTCGGTGATGCCAACATGGGATACGGATATAAGTCTGGAATTGTTGACGGTCGGAAGTGCATGGTAAAAGATCCGGAGCGCGAAGAAACAGTAAACGCCTTTTACAAATACTTCTTCAAGCATCAAAACAAATGTGCAACGCTCCGATATATCCAGGATAATTATGATCCTAACTTCAGCTGGGCTATCATGCGTACGCTTCTGTCCAGTGAATTCTACAAAGGTACATATCGTGGCTTTCCGTACTGTCCACCATACCTTACAGAAGAACAATGGAATGAACTTCAGAAGATCGCCCATAAAAATATCAAACGTGCCAAATCCGGCCGGATCTATCTGTTCACCAGCCTGATCCGCTGTCCGGTTTGCGGTCAGCTTCTCTGTGGAACCGGATGCAAGTCCATCATCAATAGAAAGACCAGAGAAAAACGCGATTACTGCTATTATCGTTGCAGCCGAGCGCATAATGATCGAATCTGTACATACAAGCACAGATTGAGCCAGAATCTGATTGAGCAATATCTGCTGGATAATCTGGATACGGAATACAGGAAATACCAGATACGTGTGAAGAAGATAGAGGAAGAGAAAAAGAAAATAGCGCAGACAAAAACGCCGGAAAAGCTGAATGCAGAACTGGAACGTCTGAATCTGCTGTTCCAAAAAGGCAGGGTTGAATGGGATTACTACTCTTCTGAATATGACCGGATCGAACAGGAATTAAAAGACCTGAGCAAAATCAAACCGGAAGTCAAACGCGACCTGTCATTTCTGGAAGATCTGCTGCAGTCTGATTTTAAGACATTATATGCTTCTCTGTCTCCAGAGAACCGCAGAGCCTTCTGGCGATCCACGATCAAGCAGATCCACCTGAATGAAGACTCTACGATCAAGTTTGTTGATTTTTTGTAGTGCGTCTCTGTCTGGGAGGCGCGCTCCAAACGGGGTTAGCTAGTTAGGCAGGGATTACTATATTATAATGGCTGTTTTTCCCTCTTTTTGAAGTTTCTTTTGAAGTGCTTCGGCATTCGCTTTTGACTTAAACGCACCCTTCTGTTCATACACCCGGTAGATCCTACCTGCAGTCCCCGTCTTGGTAGGCGTAGACGTACCCACCGCCGACAACCCGAACACCTGCAGGATGCCCCTGGCGATATCGTCCATCCGGCTGTTGAAGATCTTGACATCCGTGGCACTCGTAATGAATCCACACTCCATTAGCCGGTACGGATAGCCTTTTGCCGCAGCACGTTTTGGGTTCGCCAGATCCGTCCTGCCTACAACGATCTGAGATCTGCCTGGAAAGATAGCGGAGATCATTTTCGCCAGAGCGTTATCATACTGATCCGCTTTATACTTTCCATTGATAATTACGTGTCCGCCCCTTGCAGATGCTGATGCACTGTCCATGTGAAGCTCAATGATCTGGTAATCCTTTGGAATACTAAGCTTGCTAATCCCGTTATCTGCATACCAGTTCCGGCTCGTATCTGCAATTGTGACATTGCTTCCGCCCAGTGCACCGATACGTGCTGCCAGCGCTCTCACTCGTTCAGCTTCTGTGTATCCATTTCCGGTCGCTCCCGGATCACCGGCACCGTGGCCGGCTATGATAAATAGATGCATATTACTCGCCCCCTGATTTTAATTCTTCCACTGCTTCTTCCGGCAATTCCTCTGTCATATCTTCCAGGAACTTCTGTACCCATTCCTTAATCTTTTTCGGCACCGGAAGACCGCACAGTGTCATGTTCTTTAAAATACTGACTGCTTCATATAATATAAACAACAAACAGAAAAATTCGCAGATCCCAAGCTTCTGGATTCCGATGATCTGTATGTACTGCTCCGGAATCATGCCCACTATATTAATATGCATGATCACATCCGTAGCCATTAAAAGGCATACCGAGAAGAGCATAGCTGCCTTACGAATTGCTCCATCGATGCCGACGCAGCTATTGAATTTATGCTCCTTGATTGCCCGGAGAACACCCAGAAGCGTGTCCAATGTCACCGCAATCAGCAGAATCCGAATGAATGAGTTACTTGATAATAAAAACAAAATCTTTTCCATCATATTAATCGTCCTTTCTTAATTTTGCGTACAAAAATAAGACCCGAAGGTCTTGCGCGTATCTCCATGTAATTACCTCTACTCATATACAGCCTCAGACATCTCTAGAAGACATTCTGTGAGAAACTGACTCTGTTCTTCCAGTTTTGTGATCCTTTCCTCTGGGAGCGGTTCCGGCTCTGGATAGACCGTGTCTTCCACAAGCTTCCACGCCTGCGTAATCTCTGTCTCTCCCTCCGTCCACTCCGATTCCCAGTGTTTACCATCTGTTACCTCAGTAGGCATATCTGTGTACACCACAGGCTTGTAGCCTAGCTGTTCCAGTTCTTCCGGCAATGGATTGTTGATAGTCTTGCCATCCAAAGTTATCGTTTTGGGTGCACTTCGAAGAAATCCGTTTTGTAGTTTTCCGTGCATTTTTTAATCACCTCGCTTTCTATGCTATGCGATAGAACAAAAGAAAACCTTTTTGATCGGAGTATTGACTTGTTCTGACATACCTTGTTCCCTCTGGCATATCTACTGTCTGAACCTGTATGTGATTCCATAAGTTATATTCAAGCTTCGAGATGTAAGTTTTGTCAGAATCATAGAAATATACAGTTCTAAGTGCTCCATAGTTAATCACAGGCACTTCCATAGCATATGTATACTCTGGATAGATATCTACCCAAGAAGTTATAGATGTATTTTGGTGTTCGCTTTCTACCCCATCTTTAATCCACATGTTTTCAATCCAGCGGTAAAAAAGATTTTCTCCTATTTTCTGTTTTTCCGTCTCTGCATTAAACAACCTACGCCTTAAGCTGTGCTGTGCTGTGCTGTGCTGTGCTGTGCTGTGCTGTCAGCATTTTAGCATTGTTCATTTTTGTATCAACTCCTTATCTACCAATAATATAGACTGTTCCAGATGCGAAATTCCCATTTTGTGCAACGATAGAATAAGATGTTATAGCAGTCTCAATAGCCGTAGTCCATTTGGAAACATTATTCGGTATGTACTCTTGCATTTGTATTCCAGATGTAATACAAGCTTTTATTACATAGTTATCAAACCAAGAAGCTGAAAGTTTCTTTCCATCAATGTATGGATATAAAGAAGTCCATTTCCCATTTAATAGGTATGTAGGGACTACTCCATCCTTATCTGCTTTTAACTTCACTGCTATCATTAATTCATTGCACGAAAATGGTTTTCCATCATCATCTGTAGTAATATCAATACGACTCGTTTCTTCCGATATTGTTCTTTTTGCTATTAGTCGCCACTCTTTCATCTCTTCTACCTCCTGTGCCTTTGCCATCATCATTCGCCGTCTTAACATATCTCCACGGCATTCTTGACACAGGATTTAGAATCAACTAAGCCCTGACTGACTGACTGACTGACTGACTGACTGACTGACTGACTGACTGACTGACTGACTGACTGACTGACAAGATTGTGTGTTATTCTGTATTTCATGTCAACTTACCTCCCGTAAACTTTTATTACTGCTTCTTCGTTTCCATCTACATACGGATAGAAAGAAAAAATGATAGATGTGGTTGCTTCTTGCCTTGGAGTAGGCATTATTGTTCCGCATACATTTGTACCGCCAAAACCTTGGTCAAAACCACAAAAACCAATTATCCTATTGTCTATAATGTCAATTTTGGCAACCATTTCCGATGCATAAGTTTTATTACTGTTTTTAGACTGAACTCCATTTATGTTTCCAACCCCACACCTAAAATACGTTTCATTGTTTGTCTTAGGAATATCTCCATGTAACATAAAAGTTTTGTATTTATACTTCGAAAAATCTATTCCTTTAATTCTTTGTGCTGGCGTTATGGTTATTGTGTCAATTAATTCCCAGTCATTCATTGCGCTTTCCTCCTCGCTTACTAATGTTCTTCTCCGTTCCATTAGCTCACACTCCAATTCTGGCTAGTCAACAGCCCCTCTAATATAGACACCTCATATACCTTGTTCGCATCCACGCTAAAGCTACCGATATTGACATTGCTAGGGTGCACTACCCTTGTAGCAGTCGCACCACTCTTAAATATAAAATGCACCTCTCCTGTTCCCTCTCCGATGGTATAGGTTAATGATTCCATCTCCGGGAAGATATAGAGCTTGTTAGGCTCTAAGGTTACTGTGGTGTCTGTGGCAAGTTTTTCGATTCTCTCTATACCACCTGTCTCGATGGTGATTGCAAGTGCTTCTGAGCCATCGTAGGTGTTGGTTTGGTTGCCGTAGGTGATGGTTAGGGCTTGTGGATTTGGGAGGGTGGTTGGTACTGTGGGGATAGTTGGTTTATCATTCAAGTCGTTGTAAGACCCAGAAAAGTCACTCTTACCGTTCCATGTCTCTTTCTCAGCATCCGTGACTGTGCGGTGTTTGGTGTCTTCTTGTAAGTCAGACAGCTTTCCCGATGCACTAACAGGATTCTCTTTCATATAATCAGATACAGCCTTTTTTATATCTTCTTGTTTGCCTTCGGCATACTTTTGGCTTCTTCCGCGCTTTCCCGTGCAGAGCTTGCAGCATTCTCAGCACGATCAGCGGATGCATTGACCGCTGATACCGTCTTCCTAAATAGATCCGGATCCGTCTCTGGATCTTCCGTTGGAGAGGTTGGCTTACTTCGCACTCTAACCGGGATTGTAATTTCATACTTGGTGTTCCCGGAAGTCTCATCTGTCAGATAGATATAAGCATAGATCCGGTAATCACTGGTCGCACTGTGCGCCAGTAACTCATCCGGAATCTTTACCTCTGTAACTCCATCCACCGTCGTGCCGACTCTGGATAATGTCTCTCCTGATTTCTCGTCCAGCGAAAACTGCACTTCCACTGCCGGTGGAAGCTCCGGACCTGTGATCCGGAGCACCTGACCGTAATCATACTGCCATACCCCCAGCGTGGATGCGTATCTGGAATCTAATTTTACAGATACGATATTGTCCATACTACTGCTCCTCTGTCACAAGTTCTTCCATTCCGGAATCGACGAGGATCTCTTTCACCTTATCCTTTAAGAGTCTCGGTACCTGTGCGTAAGTCTTCTTTCCTAACATAATCTGCTGTGCCCATAACATTGCCATCATTTCTTTACCTCCTGAATTTTGTAATAATATGAATAAATTTGTCAATAAAGTTACCATTACTGATATACCAGCTCGGACATTTCAAGGATGCACCCCTGGAGCATGTCAACAGCCTTTTTCAGCTCAGCATTCTCTGCCGTAAGAGCTTCTATCTTTTCTGCCGGCGTCTCACCAACCTTATAAAGAATCACGCCAGTAATGCCGGCTGTGTACTTCACAATGGCATCCATGTTGGTGTAATTCTCATATTCGCTAAGTGTGGACTCACGCTCTTTCACAACCATCTTCTTGGTTTTTGTCTGATCCTGGAACATGGTTTTCAAGTCTTCCTCTGACGCCGAGATCGTCTTGATCAGAAGTCCTCCATCTGATTGGATGTCCGCAGACTGGACCACCAGTTCAGTGGCATCATTAAATATGAGTTTCATATCACTCCTTTCCGGAGTGGTTCTTAATTAAATGGCAAGATAAATAATCGCAAAAATAATGTATTGATCGGAAAGTGGGGAAGCTCGTGGAGCTTGTCCACAACCGCAAAAAATATCGGCTCTAGCAAACCAATTGTTGATGATGATTGTTACAAAACCACAACTGGTGCAAATGCGACCGTAACCATAAAGCAATCAGGTTTATACTGTGTGACTATGTATGCACAAGGTGCCGCAAACCAAGGTGCATCAGCATGTATTCAAGCGCAAGTCATTGCAGATAGAACGATCATTGATGATAACTACGTGCTTTTCGGCTCTCAGTATTCGTATAATGGTTTTTCCGTGAACGTGAATATGAGTCGAATTATCTGCCTTGAAAATGGTACTGTTCTTTCACCGCAAATAAGAAAATCTGATACGTCAGGTGCATCTGCAACAACTGGTAGTTCGTATATGGAAGTTGTAAAACTTGCTTAATGTTTCCAGCCAATTACCCGAAATATTTTAAAATGTTTCGTCGATGCGTTGCTCCATTTGACGCTCCCAGCGGTCGATGAAAAATTAACAAAATTCTCAGAACCAAAATGTATAGTATTATCATGTAATTCTAATGCCAGTCTGGAAAACTGGTGAGTCTCAGACTCAGATGTCGAGCCAAACCATAGTAAACGCGCCCTTGCATATCCATCTTTCAGCATCGTTTTTATCGAACGCATAGGCACATAAGCATCATTACCATTTAGGTCGTTGCCATAGAATATTTCAACGTATTCGTAGTTCGTTACATTATCGGACAATGTGGCATCAGTTTTTGTTCCGGAAGTGTTATCGTACAGAACGGTCGAGAACGGTATCTTGCCATTTAATTAAGAACCACTCCTTTGAATCTAAAGTTAATAGTTACTATATAAAAGCGCATAACAAAAGCACCCGACCATTAGCCGGATGTATCGACAACACGGAGATTAAAGGGGAGTCTCCTTTCCTCATTTATTTTTTGTATGTTATGCACTTAAATATTTCTTGTGATGGTATCTCACTGAATCCTGATCCAACTGAGCATACCTTAATGTTGTGTCTGATTTGACATGACCTGCCATACAGGATGCTTCCTGCAATGGCATTCCTCTATTGAGAGCATTGGTAATTGATGTACCTCGGAACTTATGCGGGTACGCTTTCACGCCAACTCTTCTTCCGGTCCTACGTACAATATCTTCTACACCTTTGTCGGACAGTCTTTCATGCGGTGATCTGAGCGACACGAACAGTGCTGGATTCGTATCTGTTCGACTCTCCAGATATTCCAACAGGTACATGTGAGTACGTTCATTCAAATAAACAACTCGTTCCTTGTCGCCCTTACCACATACAATCAGATCCTTTGCGGAAAATCTGATGTCGCCCCGGTTCAACTTTACCAATTCTCCAACTCTGACAGCTGTGGAATATAGAAATTCCATCATAGCCTTATCCCGAAGCGTCCGGCATTCTCTCAGAAGTTTCTCTCGCTCCGCATCCGTGAACGGCTCTCTCACCCTGATTGGAACCTTAATGTCTTCCACCAACACCATCGGATTCTTTCGGATCCGGTCTCGATCACGCAGCCACGAAAAGAAGCTGCTATATATCGACCGCACACCTTTAAGAGTGCTGTTTTTAATGTTCCGAATTCTCTTGTATGCCCTCATATAATTCGATATATCAGCGTCTGTAATATCGACCACTGCCTTATTGATGTACGATAGCAATCTTTCCAGCTCGTACCGATACCGGATGATTGTCGCCTTGCTCTTTCCTTCCAGTGCTTTTGACATCAGAAAATCTTCCAGATCCCCTTGCCAACTATCATCCATCACCATCAGTTCATTCGTTGATTGCAGCTCACATCCATCAAACGTAACTCTGAGAGCTGACTGCAGTTCTCGAAGCTGTTCTTCTGACAATATGTCCTGCATCCGCCGCATTACCTCCATGATCTTTTGCTCCATTCGCCACACTCCTTTTTTTGATTTGAGTGTAGCATATTGCCATCCGCTTACTTAATTAAATGGCAATAGCTTTATAAGAACGGAAATTATATCTGTAACAGTTAATGTTCCCGCGGCTAAAACAGCTGGCGTGTTCAGTACACCGATACCGCCTGATGGATTCGAGCTGGTTGCTGCCATCCCCACGAATGCTAGCGGTTCTTCATGCACTTGGGCGACATGCAAAGCACAATCTGACGGGACTGTATATGTTGCAATGAGAAACTGGACGACATCAGCTGCTAATATTCATCCGGAGTACACAGCGGTCTATCTTAAAAAATAGATCCATCATTCATACACATATACCATTCTATAATTAATACGAATGCTTCCAGAAACGACCGCACTGAAATACTGATATATAGAACCTTGCCAGTTTTCCGGTGCGTAGAATTGTACGGCTTGGGTTGCATCATCTCCGTTAAATGTGGAGATACTGAGCCGAGTTGTATTGACTGTTACGCCAAAATAATCTTTTAATTGTTCGGCAGTAAATAACGCAATATAATTTTTACCTGCTCCTTCTCTAATCACAGAGCCGGATATAACTTTGACTTTTCCGCCAAGTAATGTATACTCCTGATAATCAATTTGATTTTCTATAAGCTTTCCAGATTTGCCATTTAATTCAGCAAGCTCTGTTTTCATCTTCCCCAAATTATCAGCTACATCCAATAGCTTTTTGATCTCTGTGACATTCAATCCGTCATAATGCACTTCAAACACTGGACAATCATCGGTCAAATCTCCCTCCTGCAAATTACCAACTGTATATGCCGGTACAGCCGGATCAGACGCCACTGGCGTTCCTGTAATAACTACCCAATTATTGGCTTCAACATTCGTTTCCGCATTTCTTGTATATCGATTCACTACCAGATCAATACGCTTCATCCCCTGACTTCCGTTAGTCAGTTCGACCTCATCATAGGTTCCAATTTTTATACTGGAAATATTTCCATGATGACTCATCATACCGCTTCGAATCTTCAATATATTATTCGACGCAAGTTCCGGTTCTAAATTTTCACCGGATGTTAGAATATAACTCTCCTGTCCAACTGTTCCCTCGACAAGTTGCCTGAACTGTTGGCTTGTCACATGCGGGCTTCCGGTTCTTCCACTAACTATCTCCATCGTCATTTTCTCCTTCCAATTCATATTCTTTCGACGTTACTCCTGCAATTACGCTGCAGGTAATGTTCTCGATAGGCTTTGCTCCATACATACCAGTAAGGTAATCTCGTCCGCCAACGATATCTCCGATACCTACATCAATGCCAAGCTTCTCCACATCCATGCTGAATTTCTTCTTACTCATCAGCTCAGTCAACTTATCAAGTGACTGGTCTTCCAGTTGATCTGTCTCAGTGGATGTGTTCTCGTAAACCTGGACAATCTCATCCAGTCCGGTGTAATACTGAGTCTTTTTAATACTCCCATCCGGCCAAGCATACAGGTGAAATACATTTCTGTCCTGCAATTCCCCCTTGCCGGTGACGATCAGATGATTAACTCCATCTCGGATGTCTTCCATCGTATAATTCAATCCACAGTCTTTGGACAATTCAATCTGATCAGAATAATCTACGATTGGAATTGCTCTGATCAAAACATACCCCGTAACGCCCTTCTCCCGCTTGTGCTGAATATCCAGCCGATATCCGACCGAAGTCAGCATCTTCGTGACACCTTCCAACAACGTGCAATACCGATCAAACTGATAATTACTTACAGATACGCCTGTATCTTCACTGGATACCACGTATAATCCATCAAATTCCGGCTCTATCAATGCTTTGAGTACCTTGTTGAGTTCTCCTGACACAACCTTATAATCCCTTCCGGATGGCGGCTCAATGGCTTTGTATGCCAATCTTCCGCGCCAGGTGTAACCTTTCAGTTCCACGTAATCCAGTGTTGTACTGGTAAGAACCTTGCCGATGATCCCGCCGTACTCCGTATCCGGAATGTACACCAGATTCCCATATGTCATATCTTTAGTCCAATAGCTCCGGGCAATCTTCACGGAGAACTTCATTTCCCCGTTCACGTCGAAGGTACAGTTGGCTCTCTTCAGTGGATTGCTGCCAATCTCTCTTTGATGCGTTGCTAGTATTACCATGCTGCCTCCTTCCGCTTCAGAAAGATATACAGATCCACTCCAAACTCTCCGCTCCAATTCACAGATATTAATCCGGGTGGTATCTGTTCAAATACGGAATAGTCATATCCTCTGGCATTAAACAAATTCGCTGTCATGCCATTGGATAGATATTTCGTGATTGTCTCTTCTAGCGTATTTAATATCAGATACTCATTTTTCTCCAATGTAGTTAAAATCTCATAAGGATACCCATTGATCAACACCTTTGGATTTGAACATGGACCGTAGATCACCATTTCAAAATCTGATGGAACAATGTGATCAATTTCAAATACTCCAGATCCTCGCTTTTCTTCCACAAGCTCAAATGGATAATCCGTAGGAAAATCTAATCCACTTACTGCAACTGGTTCTGTTTGCGGATAAAACCTCTTCTCCAGAACTGTGATCCACGACAACTCCGGTGCAAGGAATGTGAGCTCCACTTCCGTATACACATACCCCTTCCATCCTGTTTTCTTGGTCTTGTAAATCTGGCAGGGTAAGAATGTATCATTCACATACAAACGTCCGTATTTGCCCGTCTCAGCGTCTACAGAAATGATTCTGTACAGAGTTTCCATGTTCTGCACGAACTCCATTCTCTTTCCAAAGACATCTAAGGTAACTACCTTTTCATAGCCGTCCTCTGTCTCTTCCCACGTACTGTCAAACCAATCAGCCTCAACAGTACGAAAAGGCGCCTTGGTCAACCAAAGCACCTCTCCTTTACTATTTTTATAATATGCCTTTATCATAATGCCGGCACCGCTCCTTTCGGCAATGGTTCATCTATCCTCTTGGTTCCAAGGAAAATTGGACGCTTCGCCATTTTTTCTGCAGCTCTCATCTGGATTTTCTCCAAACGGTCATAATCAATCGATCCTTTACCATCGAATCCTGGCGAGTTTTTGAACTTGTCTACTGATGGTGTATCAACTCCGCCAGACATTGCAATGTTTACGGATCTCTGCAATCCGGATACTGCTTTCTGTACTCCTGCACTCATGGATCTGATCGGAATATTCTTCTCGAATCCAATGCCCATACCAAGAGCCATCATCTTACCAACCTGATCACGGAATACTCGTGACGGCGAGTGGATGCCAAGCTTTGACTTCACCCAATCCAATGCATTACTTGCTGCATTTGCCGCTGCATCTGCCAGGCTCTTCGCCGCATTTGTTAATCCACTGGCAATGCCTTTGACGATATTCATTCCAACACTGCCCCAGTTCACACTGGTAAATGCATTCTTGATCTGGCTAATGATAGCCGGAATCTTACCGATCAGCTGTGGAATTGCCTGTACAAGTCCGGTCGCAAGAATTGTGATGATCTTAATTCCGGCTTGTAAGATTTTCGGTAGGTTCGAAATAATCGCCGTCGCCAACTGACCGATAATAGTCGGTGCCTGATTAATCAGCTGCGGCAATGCATTCACCAGTCCCTGCGCCAAACCAACCAACAAGTCGATACCGGCATCCACGATCTGACCTAGATTGGAAAGTAGCGATCCTACCAATGTAACAATCATCATTAATGCTGTCGGGATCAATGTAGGTAACTGTTGTGCAATTCCAGAAATCAGTGTTGATACGATGGAAATTCCACCACTAATGATAGCCGGCAGATTTGCTGTAATTGCCTGTAACAAATTGTTAAGCAACATAGCTCCCTGCGCAATCAAGTTCGGAAGTGCTGCTGTAATTCCATTGCAGAAATTTGTGATTACCTCTGGCCCTTTTGTCTGGACCATCGTAAGGATCTGTCCGATCTGATCACCGAACGCGCCCTGCAGGAGCCCGAGTCCTGCTACGACAATACCGAGTCCTCCAGCAATGTTCATACATTTCAGAAATGCCGGTGCAAACGTAGCTGCCTTGGACAGGATTGGCTTGAACGAATCTCCGATCACTCCGCCGTAACTAGCTATCTTTTCCCCAACTGCTCCAAACTTCGGAACGATTGCAGATACCTTTTTCCCAAGCTCTCCGACCTTGCCGGTAATTGTTGGGAACTTCTCTGCTAATTTAGGACCTACCTTCGCAAACGACTCTCCTACTTTTCCGGCTGTCTGTGTAACAGCACTTGTGAGCTTTCCACCGGGACCGGCATTCCACATTTCGGAAACAGATCCTCCCAACTTACCGATTGCCGGAGCGATCTTTGGTGCGAGATCCTGGAATGGCAATGCAATAGCATCACCGACATTCTTGAATACTGTTCCAGCCTTCCCAAGAGATGCAGACGCACTTTTCGCTGTACCGGGAAGCTTACTAATAGCAGTAATTGCCCCACCAGTGACATTTCCTAGGCCGCCAAGAGCATCAGAAAATGTTCCGGCACCCTTACCAATTAGAGATAACGCAGGTGCGGCTCCAATCAGAACTGCGGACATCTTACCAAGATTCGCAAGTTGTCCGGTATCCATACTGCCAAGTTTGTCAGCAATACTCTCAATTGCATCAGTGAAGCCTTTTACCTGAGGAACAGCGCCACCAATTTTTCCAGCAAGCGCACTAACAACATCTATCCCTGTTTTTCCTAGTCTTGGAATGATCTGGCCTAAATTTGTAAAAATGTTCTGTGTTGCAGTCCAGAATGTCTCTACAAGGTCATTTGCACTTATAACTCCAGCTTCAAAGTTTTCCCAAGCTGCTTTAGCAGAGCTTACAGAACCTTCAATCGTGGTCGCTGCTTCTTTCGAAGTAGTTCCAGTAATTCCCATCTGCTTTTGCACAACGCTGATAGCATTTACAATATTTCCAAAGGATAGACTGTTGGCATCAACTGTAACACCGAGTTCTTTCTGGACATCTGTAAGTTTTGCTGCATCGGAAACGAGCCGCTTCATTTCTTCTTGAGTACCACCATAACCAAGCTTTAAATTATCAAGCATGGTATAGTTCTGCTTCGCAAAACCCTGATAAGCATTTTGAATGTCGCGCATACTTGTGCCCATCTTATTTGCATTGTCGGACATAGCCACGATAGCCCTGTCTGCATAAGACGCTGCTTTCGCAGTATCTCCTCCAAGGCTCTGTAACAGCGATGCCGAGAAACTGGTTACAGTTTCCATATAGTTGTTTGCAGACATTCCTGCCGTTTTATACGCCCTATTAGCATTATCGATAACTGTATTCGCGCTATCCTTGAATAGGGTTTCTACACCACCGACCTGCTGTTCCATATTCGCAACAACGCCAAGTGATGACTTTATGATTGCGCCAGCAGCAGTTCCAACTGCAACCACAGCTCCGGTCATTGTCTTAGATACTATCGACAGCCCGGATTTTCCAAGTTTACTTAGCTTGCCAACTCCTTCGTTGAATCCCTTTTCATTAATTTTTGTATCAAAATTCAAATAGCCGTCTGCCACATTACCACCCTTTCTAGGCTAATAGCACGGCTCAACGGCTCACATGTGCTTAGATCTTAATCTTTACCTCTTTTCTACACTCCCGACAGTTCAGGTACACGCCATTACACTCGGCGGTATCATCATAAATCAGTAGCTTCTTACCGCAATAGGGGCATCTGAACCACTTCCGTTCTGTCGGGATGCCAATCTTCTTTATCATGCAAACATATCCCCTATCTCATAATCTGTCATTTTTCTGTTCTTTTTCAGCGAAATCGCACGCTGTATCTTCTGGATCCGCTTACGCTCATCCTTATCTTTGATATCCCGGAGATCTGTGTTCCGGTACATGATCCGTTGCTTGATCTCCGTCTTCTCTGGAAGTCCAATAAATAGCGTCTGGAATTCCCACCAGTGCATGTATGGAACCGTCTGCAGGTTGATTCCATATACCTCCCGGAATGCGCTGTAAATACAGTCTGCATCCTGCTCGAAGGAATACAGCTGCTTCGGCACTGATTCCGAATGTTCTTCACTGTCAGATCTATCTACCCTCATTTCGAGGAATCCTCCCAGCGCATAGACAGCTCCTTCCAAATCATCTGGCATTCCATCTGTATACCATTGCATCATCAACTGGCATTTAATCTGCCAAGGAACTTCATCATCTTCTACCAACTGAATAAAACGGATCCATTCTCTGAAATCCGTCTCGATCTGGTAGTTTTCTCCATTCACACACACTGAATCTGGGAATTCTTCAAATAGAATATTCATAACATATTACCTATTACCGTTGTAATAAGTTCCATTACCGCGATTCTTATTGCGATTGTTCTTATCATACTTTCGTCTCTGCTGTCTATTACCATGCTGCTGAACAGTATAATTACCATATTTCTGATTCAGCTTATCGGCTTCTTTATTCTCAAAAGCCAATAGTGCATCTGTAGCATTCAAGCACGCGTTCAGACTAGTTTTCCCACCGAACATCTCCTCATGTGCTCCTTCTCCGATCACGCGATCGAAGAAATTAAAATAGCACTGGCACTGTGCACGGATGATATCAGCGGTCTTTCCTACCTTCGGCACCTGCGCTGCTTCTTCCTTAATCAGTTCCTTTGCTTCATCCAGATTTTCCAGAAACTCTACATCCGTAAAATCAATCTCTCTTTCAAGATCTCCATATTTAAAAAGGCTCATCGGCTCACACTCCTATCTTTTCACTCTGCTGCGAACGTACACGTCTGCCACTTATCTGTCGTTGTCGCAGTACCCTTTACGATCTCTCCTGCTGCTTTCAGACTACCCTTGTAGATCAGTGCATCCGTTCCATCACCTTCTGAATCCGGAATCACACTCCAGTCACGCTTTCTGGCTGTACATGTATCGGCATCTTCTGCCGTAGCGTCAAAGAGATCCACAACCACAACAGTTACCTGTGCATCTGATCCCAGAATCTCATCATCTGTAATCTCTGCCAGCTTTGCATGCACCGCATCATTTGTATAACGGTCAAACTCATAATCCATAGACGGAGCATATCCAACTACGTCTGATCGTTCTGATGCTTCATCCACATACTGCCTGCTGTACTCTGTAGAGTTCTTTGAATCTGACATTGACGTGAATCCTGTCATCCTGGTAAATGTCTTACCATCACCGGCAACATCCATAAACGCTACCCGCTTATGCCTGCCTACTAATTTCTTTTTATTTGTATCTCCTGCCATGTTCTACCTCCTATTTGTAAATCAATCTGCAGATCATCTGATACCGTCCCAGGTCTACATCCGGTGCAAACAAATAGCCGGACTGCAGCACTTCCACCTTTATGGCATCGTGCCCGTCCAACTCTGGGAAAATATCATATAAGTTGTTCTGTTCCGTCCACTCTTCAAACGACTGGTAAAATCCGCTGTTAGCAATGCCGGTTCTGGCATCACCGTCATAGGCTTCTTTACTGGTCAGAGCGAACTGGAACTGTTTCAGGCAGGTTCCATCGGTATATCTTTTGTAGATGGGATCTGCCCCGATCGGATCAATGGAATATTCCATTCCATCACCGAGATAATCAATATTAATCTTTCGATCATCGATGTACGGACAAGTGGCAATGTACTCCCGGATACTATCAATAATCGGTCTCTTAACGTCCGGCAAGCTTCTCGGCCCCCTCTCTGATTACGTCTTTCTTGCTCGCCTTCATGGTCTCAAACCACCTTGCCCGTGATTTGTGTTCATAATACTGCCGGCGGGCATAAGGCGTCAGATATTCAATATATCCGGATCCAATCACAGTGCCAAGCGTTGCGGACTTGATCATCATGCCGGTTCTCCTTGGTGAGAGTGGGTTCATATATCTAAGACATTCGGAATCTACAAATGCCTGCGCCTTGGAAAAGGACTCTGCCTTCTGGCTCGCAAATGCCGGATTCCACTCTAATTTAGCTGTCACAATACCTCCGTCAGTTTGCACAGTTGTGATACTACCTCTGGGAGTCGTGATACTAAATTGCTTCTTCTGTGCCATCTTACGCCCCTCCAATCCTCCAATGTGAAAGTCCACCGAACCGGTTGTCAGACCAGGACAACACTTTGCAATGCCGCTGGCTTATCTTTAGCAGATCCGCTGGCTTCACAATGTCTTTACTACATTCACCCAGAACAATGTGATCATCATTCTGGATTGTCCAATATCCAGCCGGATTCTCTAGTTCTGCATACTCTTCTGGCGGAAGATACTGATCCGCATTCTCCACATCAGCAGGAATACGGATCTTGTACACTTCTGCGCTGTTCAGTCCGGAATCACCTGCAGATACTTTATGGTCCACATGCACATGCACGCCCCGGATTACCGTTCGATTCCAGGTGTCAAAGGTGGTTTTACTGCCGGCTTTCCGGTTATAGATTGTAATCGTTGCATTCGCCAACATAACAGCATCCCACCTTTCTCGATAGCCATCCGGTTGGAAGCAGATATGCAGATGCAGCCGCATAAGCTTTTTTGCGAAGTACTTCCTCCGCTGTCTGTCCGTCTGTTTGTTCCGTAACATACGTAACGCTATATCCGTCATTGTTTTCAGACTTGACCATTCCAGCCGATGCCTGTTTCTGATCATAACTGCAGTATACGTCTGCTACAGCGCATACTGCATCTTTTACCATATCGCTTTCCGTTGAAAAAATATCACCCCGAACATATGTGATTTTACGAATGTAAGCTTCTGCCCGGCGTTCGTATCCGGAGAATTTATTCTCCGGAATTATCTCGCCACCATACTCTGAAGCATAATATGCATAATCCACATACATTTACATCACATCCTTATTCTCCTGCTTTCAGAATCGCAAATGGACATCTCTTTGTCTTATCCTTCTGCAGGCTGTTGATTGGGTTGGGAATCTCCCATCCAAGACGCATAGTCGCTCTCAGAGCTACCATGTCATTCTGCATCAGGTTATAGGCAATAGATCCATCCGTATTCTGTACAACACCCTCAGTAAACAATTTAAAGGTGATATCCTGTCTGATAGCATATACCAACTGTGAAAAATCACCGGAGATCATAAGTGCCTTTGACTTATCAAATGCTCCATTGTTCGGGAAGTTCATTGGTGAACCATCCAGCGCATATTGAGTTGAACCCTGCATATCTGTTTTGAACAGCGGATCACCATTTTCATTCTTTAATCCACGAAGCTTAGCTCTCATGGAAATATCTGCCATGTGGCCGTTTACAAAATAGCCAGAGTTTTCAACCTTTGCAATCACGCCGTCTTCTGCCATGATCTTGTCATACAATGGATCCGCAGAACCTAATGTAACTACAGAGCTGGCTTTTGTCGCAGTTGCAACCACGCCATCTCTCCATGTAGATGGTTTATCCACATCAAACAGAATCGCTCCGTCAATAACACGTCCGAATGCTTCTACGACTCTCGGCTTAACTTCTGCCCAGATATCATACTCAGAATCATCCAGAACAGCCTCCGGAATCGGAACAATTACTGCAATCTCCTCTGCGGTGATGTATTTCTTATCCCATGCCTGTTTTGTAGTTTTCTTCTGACCTGCATCGCCATTTACAAAATAAGCAATCGGCAGCATATCCAGCACCGGCATTTTATACTGTCTGCTGGTCATGTTCGCCAGCTTTCGTCCTCTGGAAAGAACTGCTGACTGTGTGATTGTGCCCTGGATAATCTCATTCGCTTCCTGAGTAGGGATCAGAGACTCCGCACCAGTACGATCGATAATGTTCACATCATTATCGAAAATTCTCAAATTCATTCTGTTCTTATTCATTGCTTTCACCCTCCGTTTATCGTCTTGCTGCAGCACGAATACGGTCATTGATAGAAGCGTTTGCACTTCCACCAGAGCCTTCTGAGGAACTTCCGGAAGAGGTAGACACACGGTAAGTGTTGCCTCCTACATATCTCGGATTTTCTTTCAGATACTTCTCCGCAGCCTTTTCAAATGTTGTCTTATCATCTACCATTTTGGAAACCTTGTAAGCCACATAGTCCAGGTCGTCTGCTTTGACACCCTTACTAGACAAGAACTTTTCATTCTTCATCCGCTGCACTTCATTTCTGGAATTCTCCAGATCCTGCTGCAACTGCGTTACATTTGGCTGATTCTTTTTCTGCTGATCCTTATAATCAGCAATTGCCTGATTCACCTGCTGTTCTGTCATTCCCTGTTGCTGAAAATAAGAACGGAGCGCTGCCTTTTCGGCTCTTTCTGCCCTTGCATTGGCAATCTCTTCTGCCTGCGCATAACTGTATGTCCCCTGGTTTCCTGATCCACCGGCATTTCCCAGGCTGCCGTTACCATCTCCGGCGTTTCCACCCTGACCACCAGAGCCAGCTCCGCCGCCGTCTTCAAAGAGCTGTAAACACATTCTTTTTTTCATGCTTACCTCCAAATATGAGTGTTTTCCAATGCTTTTTCTGTCTTCATGTTTTGGACATAATAAAAACACCCTCTCGGGTGCTTAGTTACTGAAATTCTATGCAATTGTATTCCCGGTTGATATCTACAAGTCCCAGGAACCACGAATCCACCAGAAGCTTACCTCCATCTGACAGATTCTCCCATTCAATTGCCGTCATACCACTGCCTGTATCTGCTCGGATTCTATCGCCGGTCAAATCCCTTAATGAATTGATCAGATTGCATGTCAAAGCTGATACTGCAGCGCACACACGATCAATGCCAGTCTGATCTTTCCGATCAGCATGACCGACCATGTTAATGCCGTTATCTTTTATCTTCACGATTATCATATTTTGTCCTTATTCTTTTGACTCTACGATAGTTACAGTTCCTTCAAAAACTCCCAGATCTGTCTGCTGTTGAAATGAATGCGTTTCAGCTACATCCTCATCAGTCATAGGTCGAGTAAGATACCACAGGGAGTTATCTTTCCATGTAACTTCTTCTAGCTTCTGATTTGGCTCTAGGTTCACTGTCATCTCTCCACCGTAATCCTTTGTTACAGCCTGGCATCCTGTCAAGCACACTACCGCCATACAAATAGCAGTCAATGCTATTGCCACTCTCTTCTTCACTTTTCTCACCTCCTCGCTCTAAAAATGGGTACAAAAATACCACCGGTCATTTACGACTGGTGGCATTTAACACTCTTCACTATATTTGCACTTTTCGCATTTCATTCTTGCCTTATCAATATCTTCTACCTGCGACAATTCTTTTACAGAGGATACCTTGAAAAATCTATGTAAACACATCATAGAATCATAGCATAAATCAGAATTTATAATCCTGTCGTACACTGGACAATAATGATCTGCTTCATAATCCACCCTACTATTTGACATATTTTTTCACCACCTCCAATATTCTTTCTGTGTTCTCATCAAAATCCGTATTCTTCCATGTAGTCTTATAAATCCATGCATCTCCAGACTTCGTAATAACACATACTCCATTTTTTCCATAAAACGCTTGTCTTTGACCGCCCCACTGACTTATCATAATATCTGCTTGTTTCATATAACTTCTGACCTCATCATCCGTTATATTTCTTTCTAACATTCGTTGCATAATATGATATGGCTCATGCTTACCTTCTGGCAGGATAAATGCCTGTTTCTGAATCGGCGGCAGCACAATACCTTTTGTCAGTTTTTCTGACCGCAAGGCTACTTGAACATCGTAATATTTTTTACTACTATTTGGATATTTTTCCAGGTACTCTTTTAATCCATTCAGATATTCCCATTTCTCACTATCATTATATTTCACTTGTCCAAACTTAGCAAGCGAACCAACGGAATCTCCTAGAACTTCTTTATACCGTTTATATTGAGCCACATCTTTGGATGCATTCTCAATCATTTCTGACGGGAACAATGCATTCTGTCGCTTGCTGTTTGTTGCCACATGACCACGCATATCCAGATAGATTCGTTCACGCTCTTCTGTAAGTCCCATCTTCCGGCAGAATCTGGAATACTCATTCAGCTGCCCCTGATACTTCGCCTTATGGAGGATGATCTCATCCCGATCAGCTTTACCGGCTTGCAACAACCGCACCTTCTCGCGCTGAGCACGCATAGCCACTTCCATCTGACGCTGTCTCTGCTTGGCTTCATACAAAGTATATTCTTTGCCGCCAAACGTCTTGGGCTCTGCCTCTTTCCGGTTCTGTTCCTCCAGCCATTCATCAGACCAGTTGCGCTGTGATATTCCTGGAAAGAACGGATAATACTCATGGTAGCAGTTTACTCCCAGTAATCCGGTTACAGTTCCCAGGCCGCAGACGTCATACAACTCACGCTTGCTCCATACCTGTCCTTGCCATACTGTATGAGTCGGCCTCGCTCCGACATGCCAGGCAACTTCAAAATACTCCGTTCCAAGGATGTCTGCATTATACTCTGCAATCTTACCAGTAATCTGACTGACTCCGGTCATTACCGCCCTTCTGGCAGCCACATCCACCCGATCAGCTCTTCCTGAAGCATAATCAATCTTCCGTAGTCCGCTGTTCGTGAGCTGCGTAACTACTCGTCTCAGGACACTGTTATAATCAAATGCCCCAGATACAATATCCATACAAGCACTGTCCAGGTAATCAGCATAGACCTGTGATAATGGAGTGAGCACCTTCTTTCCACCATAATCCAGATAGAATCCCATCGATCTGGTGATATTCTCCATATCAGACAGGCTCTGTTCTATAATGGCATCCGTGATCTGTTGCAGCTGTTTGTTCTGTTCAAACGGTATGTACTTGACATTGATCTGCTCGTATACATCCTTATTCCGGACATATTCCCAGTTGATCACCTTGTCATACAACTCAAACATCTCCGGATATGATGCATTCAGCGCATCCTTAATACTTTTTTCAATATCCTCCGACGAATACCCGAGAATCCGCAATCTGTTAATCTGCCAGTCAGCTGTACTGGTGATCTCACCAGCTTTCTGAATTCTCCGGACAATATCCTGCATGATTCGTTCTTCCAGATCCTGATACCTACTGGCAATCTTGCTGACAACCTTATTCTTGTACTCGTCCCGCATACTACTCCATCACCTGATTCTGTTCTGGCAATTTCTTTGCTGCTTCCTCCAGTGTCTCTCCATACCATTTAGCCCGATATTCTGCATGACTCATTACTCCCATGCTGACATCCTGACGATCCCTGTTTCGCTCCGTCTCCTTGTCCTCAATGATGGAGTCATCGAAATCTATAACGATGTCGGTCTCCAGATTTAACGGGTTACGAAGCACGATTCCCAGACGGATGATAATTTGAATCAATTGCTTCATCGCATCTTCCAGAAGAATCTCATGCTTTTTGATCATGCGATACATATCTGAATTCTCTGATATGATCTCTGTAGCTGTTTTCACGCCACTGCTTCCAAACTGGTATCGATCCGTACCAAATCCGCATTTCAATGACAAATAGTTCAGATCATCATTAATTGCCTTACTATGCTGCTCTGTACGAAGCGACATATCAACTTCTTTAAGCAATCCCTCTTTATTGTTATCATCGTCCGGCATACTGTAAAAAACACTGTCGCTTGGATCAAATGCAGGAGATCCATCTTCATTGGTCAGCAATTCCGGCTTTACGAAAATACGCTTTCTGCCAAGTTCGAACTCATTGCAGTAAGAATCGTATTCAATATCTAACTTCTTAAGTACATCAATGGAATTTGCAAAAATAGCCAATCCCATTGGATTGCTCTCATCAGCATTATTTGTGATGTTCAGCCGATCAATAACAAACTGCGGATCCGCTGATCCCGTTTTCGTCTCCTTTGCAAGCGTTTTAAATGGCTTAAGCTGTTTCCATTCTTCCTCGCTGAGCTCCGTTCCTTCCGGACTTCCAGATTCACACCGAAGTACCACATTCCTGATCACATATTCCCCATTTTCCAATAAATGCGATTGCACCTGAACGTATTTCTTTCTTGCAACTGTATGTGGAAATGTGAAAATGCACTCTGTTACACGGGCATTATTCCAGCTTACAGGATAGATATTTGGCGCATCCACATAATTAATCTGGATCGTTCCCGATAAGATCTCACCATCTTCTGTCACTTCCATATCATCCAGATATGGAATATATGCCACTGTACCGGTAAATGCTTTACGCTCCTGGTAATCATTCCCCATGACCAGAAAACGATTCTCTTCCAACACCTGCTGCACAAAATTGTGAGTCGTCTCATCACTCAGTGTAATCGTGACTCGCTCATTCAGAAGCAGATCCGCGATATCTTCACTCAACTTTTTAGCCATTCCCATGCTCTTTCGCTTGCATCGATTATATTTGCCTCGTCCTGTATACACCCTGTAAAAAGAGAAGCCTCGAACGCTCCCCCGATACCAAGATATCCATTCTGCTATCTTTCGATAGAACGCTGCATCTACCGTATCGATGCCAATTCTTTTAAAATAATTAAAGATATTCATCATCTCTCACCTCCTTGGTCAATATATCCGCTTTATCATCCTGCACTTCTCTTGGAAGCCAGTGTTTTAGTCTCTTCCAGACACCCATAACCACATACCGGATAGCATCCATGCAGTGATCTGATTCTTTTACGGGTACTTCCTTACCCTTTTCTATCGACTTTTTGTCATACTCATAGGTACCGAACTCTCTGACCGCATTCTCCTGTTTCGGAGACACACTCATGATGTCAAAGCATAATGCCTTCTGCACCCGGCTGATACCGAGACCAACATCATTCTCCGCATCCCTGAGTATCACCTGATAATCCAGTCCAGTTCTGGTAGCACGCCGCACCTCTTCTGCCAGACCTTTTGCTGACGGATCAAGGAAAATATAAAAGACTCGGTTTTCATACAGTTCATGCAGATTATTCATGAACTCAACCAAGTCTTTCGCATATTCTGATGGGCTCTTCTGTTTGCCTGTCTCCCGGCCGCTGTGATAATATTCACCCAGACCAGGAAACTTCTGTCGGTAGCTGTCCAATCCAAACGCCTGGAACGTCGTTGCATTCTGCTGTCCATAGTCGCCACCGATGTAGATTCTGTCATATCTCCTGTCTGGATCCGGCTTCTGCCTGTGCCTGTCCCCAAACATGTAATAAATCAGCTCATCCACGCCGACCGCTTCACCAAGCCACACCCAACGATA